TCATTTTGTTCTGCGGTTAAGTCTTTTTTCATTTATTCTTTCACCCATTAGTTTGTTCTACTGTTACTTCGTATTTAGATTTAAAATAATCGTGTGTCATATAAGCGGCTGTTGCATATCCTGCTAAGAACACTAGCAAGTAAGTAACTGTTGTACGTAGATTCTTTTTCCAACCACCCTTTCCGCCGTTGCGTTTATAAGCCTTATACATCCAGTAAAAGCCTGCGATTGTTAGCACTACTGATAGTGCTATTACCCAAGGATTGTTTGCTATACTAGCACCTGCGGCACCAAATATTAAAAACAACAATCCGTTAATATAACAAGCTGGACACATATTATTTGCTCTGCGCCGGTAGAATATAATCGTATGTTGCCATACCTGAGTTAACACTAATTTTCATAGCACCTTGATCTGAAATGCTCATAGTTGCATCACCATCGAGGTTAAGAATAGCTTGTACTTGTGCTACAGGCCAACTCCACGTATGTTGTAACGTACCTTCAACACCGTGTTGGAATACAAATTCACCTGCGTGTGTGCTTGCATCACCAAAACTAAACACTAAGTTGCCATCAGTAGTCTTTACATTAAATGTAGGCTCTTCAGAATGTGCCGCTGCCATAAGTTTCATACGTGCAATACTTGCCATACTTGGAGCAAATTCTACTTGCCAACTTGCACCTTTGAACTTTACAGTTTTTAATTTTTCTTCAATGATTGCTTTGTTCATAAAGCGATAATCATTTTGGAAGTCACCTGCTGTATTTTCAAAGTGAATGTGCGTCGGAATTGTTTCTCCATTACGTTCTGCTTCAACTACTTGAATTTTAGCATTGTCTTTGTATTCTGGGTTTTTCAAATGCAATGCTAACTTGTCTAAGTTAGGCATACCAAATGTTCCAGTAAACTCATTTACTTTGTTGTGTGTTTCAGCACTTAAAATAACACTACGATCTTCTGCCATACTGTCAATTGCTGTGCCATCATCGTTGTTTACTTTCACTAAAGCCAAAAAGCCTAGCGAGTGAGTGTGTGCAACAATGTCTTGTAAGATATCTTTCATTTATTTGTCTCCATTGAATAAGTTAATTATATTATCGTTTTCCTGAATTGTCAAGAAGTTTTCTACACTATATTTAGGTTTCCAGCCCAATAGCTTTAATTTTTCTGTGTCAGCACAAGTAAATTGTCGTTCACCAGGAGTATTTAGGCGGACAGGCAATTCTCTTGCAAGGTCTTGGATCTTTATTGGATTACCAGTTCCAATATCAATCGTTCCATTTACTCTTGGTTGTAGTAAAAGAATTTTAATAGCACTGATTACATCAATTAAATGCACAAAATCTCTGTAATGCGGAGTTACGTATTCCAGTGTTCCATTAAGAAGTTTGTTAAAGAACATATTTTCTCTAGGACAACTGTCACTGTAAACAGTATGGAACCGCATACCTAATGTATTAGGATAACGTTCTGCAAGTTCTTCTAATACAAACTTAGACGCCGCATAAGGGTTCAAATCGGGTTCGTATGCGCTCGAACTACTTGCATATAGTATACGTGTGTCAGGATATGCTTCAAAAAGTCTACGACTTGCTTCAATATTGTTCATCCAGTATGCTGAAGGATCTTTAATACTTTCACGCACTCCACTTAAACCTGCTAAGTGTATAATTGCGTCAAAATGTTCGTGTGGGAAATTACAAAAAAGTAAATCTTCTCCGTCCTTTTTGTCAATACCTGTAACTTTGTGTGACAAAGATAGTTCAGAAAACAACCTTGACCCAATATATCCTTTATGTCCAGTAATTAAGATGTTCATACTGCTCTTCCACTGTCCTGAAACACTTCTAAGTATTCTTTAGTTTGTGCCCATCCAGAAACTTTTCTATGATTCTTTACTACTTTGGCTAACGGATAATCATTACCGCCTTCGTAAATAGCATCTCCAAAGAACCATAGTTGATCTTTTTGTATATCAAAGTCTTTAATAACTTGGCTTTTGTCTGCACCCCTAGGTGAAATATCAATGCCTGTTTCGCCACCTACTTTTGCTGATAAGTCTGGAAACATTGTATTAAATGCATTTGCTATTGTGTTACGTTCATTTTCTTTTGTGTCGTATGCTACGTATTCTGCACGTTCTTCTGGACTAGCATTACGGCCTACTACACTAAAGTTTACCATACCCGGGCGTTCTTCAATATGATTACCAGTACGCAAAGGAAACTGACTTTCGTACTCACAACTAATTAAAAATGTTCTTGCTAGGTCCGGTAATGTCCATTCATTTGTTCGAATGTTTTTGTCACCTTTCCAAACATCATTTCCGTTGCATTGATATGCACGTTTACACCTGTTGTATATTTTCTCGCCTATCTGTTCTACAGTTTTAGGCTTGTCACTACCAGTTACTAGATATACATCATTACCTAAACAAAAATTGTAAAAGAAATTTTCAAAATCTTTATCAATTTTTCCGCGGCTTGGTGTTAGTGTGCCGTCTACGTCAAATATAAATTTATTCACAAACTCTTCTCCGTAAATCACTTGAACTGAAACGATGATCTCGCTTGTTAAAGTGTAAATCAATATCACGTTTACGGCAAATATCTTTACCAGTAAAGTCTTTGTCGCGATATTCTTCTCCTAGTATGCGTACATCAATTGGGTACATACTAAGGATATCTTCTAGGTCTTCTTCAGTGCCGTATGGAATAATTTCATCTACGTATTCGACACCTTTTAGTTGTGTATAACGCTCTACTACTGTTTGCACAGGAGCATTTTTCTCTGCCCTATCTACACTAGGATCAACCTGCAATCCGCATATAAGATAATCACATTGTTCTTTTGCTTCACGTAACATAATTAAATGTCCTGCGTGTAGCAAGTCAAAAGTACTGCAAGTAAATCCTACTTTCACGATACAAACGCCTTTTCTTGTACAAACGTACCTGCTGTACGTCTGGTTCCTTCTTCCCATTTCCAATCTGTTAGCATTGTTTTAACATCAGTGTTAAATTCATTACTGCCACAAATCATTACTTTATTTTTACTAGGGTCTAAATCAGGTATCAACATACCTGCACTTAACATATTCGTAATACGCTTATTCATATACGGCCATTCAGGATCTCGTGTAACAATTGGTGTATATACAATATCACAGTCTTGTAAAAAACTGTTATATGCTACTAGTTCTGCTTGTTCTCTAACACTCCAGGCTACGTGTATGCGATCAAAGTGATCATACGTTGTAGGGTCTCTTAACAGCGATATAAACGGTGCTATGCCTGTTCCTGTAGCTAGTAGATATAAGTTACCACCTAGTTCTAAATTAGCTAGTGTAAGCGTTCCTGTGGGCTTGTGCCCTACCTCTATTTCATCGCCTACTGCAATGTTTTGCAATCTACTAGTTAATGGACCATCTGGTACTTTAATTGAATAAAACTCTAAGTATTCGTCATACGGACCACTAGTAATACTATATGCTCGCATTATGTCGTTGTCGCCCATACCAATCATTGTAAATTCCCCTGCGGTAAATCTAAATGTGTTAGGTCGCTCAGTACGTATGCGAAATAATGTATCTGTATAGTGTTGTACTTCTGTTACTTTTAAGTTCATTTTACTCCTCGTAATAATTTTCTGCTAATTCTTTTAGCATTGCAATTAATTCTTCGATGTTATTTAGGTCTTGATTGTCGTTGGTATCAATTTCAACTTCAAATTTAATTTTCATAATAGTTCTCTAGAGTATCGGAAATAGTTTGTTAGGAGATATAACGTCAGCATCAAATGTGCAATCAAATCCTATAGTAATTCGATTTCCATCCCATTTATCTGTATTTTTCACTCTGTGCCGATACTCGTCACCACAAGGTCCTATATAGATATTACCTACTTCGTTTTCAATCTCAAAGTTTACAAACTCAGTAACAGTCTTTTTTGGATCGATAGATATGTATCCGTGCATATCCCATCCGTGTCCGTGCATAGGAAGTACTTTTTCAAGTTCTTCGTATGTTAAAAAGTTTAACCAAGCCTGAAACCATATTCTACGATCGTCTCCTACATAATCTCTAATGCACTTATTTAGGTCTTTATACAGATCATAAAATAAAATGCTTGAAGCTGTATAAGAAAAAATATTATACTGATTATAGATCCAAGTTGTATTGTCTGCATCTTGAAATTCGTGCTTTAGCATTTTACTTGCATAATCGCATATGTCAATAAATTTCTCTTTGTTATTAATAACAACATCAGATGTATATACTTTATAATTTTGCATTATTATTCTCCAAAATCAAACAAACTTGAAAACGTAGTGTCTTGTTTAGTATCCTCTAGTGGGTAATTAAGCACACCAATTAAGTTATCTAGTTTGTTATCAATAATAGTTTCTGCCATTGCCGCATCATCAAAAGGAAGTTCCTTAAACCACTCTGGCAATCGCATCTGATCCGTTGGATATGCAACACTTGTGTAACCTAACGGATTTGCTTTTAGTTTACAAACAATAACCTTCATACCGTCAACGACCTCTTCAGAGTACTTGTCGCCGTTCATACGTTTTAGTGTATTCCAGTTAATACTTGCTCTAACGTGGCCTGGCATATTTGCCTTGCCTTGTTTTTCTTCTAAGCGTCTGTAGTGTCCGACTTTGTTTGCACGTTTAGGTGAACCTTTTTCCCAGCCAGGACGTTCACTAAACTCCTTACGGAATTCTGTAATACGATCTAGTACTTCTTTTTGCGGCTTATCAGTAAGTACCATAAGCAACAGTTCACTTAGAAACTCCTGCATAAACACAGGCGTATCTGACCTACGCAAGTCCAAGCCCATTGCTTTTACTTTGCCCGGTTTGCCGTCTACATCTGTTCTAAAGCCTTCGTTGTCTACAACTAGTGCCGCATAACGTTTCTTTGTGATGTACAAGCCTGACTCTGCAACAATTTCTCGACCTGCCGCAATAACGTCCGACCTGCTCTTTGGACAATGAAATGCTTCTTGCATCATATTAGCAAATGTACTATCTACAGCCTCACTTACTTGGTCATACAATGTAATTGCTTTTTCTGTATTCCACGGAATCTTTCCGCTGTCTACATCTGCCTTTAAAGTTGGCCAAGCACTAAAGTAAACAGAGTCAGTATCACCATATATAACAGCATCGCCTGTGTGATCATATGTACCTGTAATTACTTTGTTTGCTTCAGCTGACATATGCTTAACAATAGTTCTACCTGTTAGTGTTGTACTCTGTCCAATACGTTTATCAAAGAATCTACAGCCCGGATTAAGAATAGCACCATACAAACTGTTCAAGTTAATCTTCTTAACTAGCTGTCGTTTGTCCCAGTATTCAATCTCTGCGGCATTACCTGCGTCTTTTGCTTTTTTAAGCATCTTCTGCAAGTCTTTACGTTCGCTATACCAACGCTTTAGTAGTCCAGGAATAACACCTTCAAACTCTGTAGTAAAGATTGTACCGTTTGCACTGAGCATCCACGGCTGATTACTGTCGAAAATTACTTTATATATTTCAGCACCTGACAATACATCACTGCCGCCGTTCTCCCAATCAACAGTTAACGCAATGTCTTTGCGTTGTTCCATTACAGTTTCATATTCTTCTGTGCTAAAACGTCCTTCCCAACTGCCTGCAAAGCTCTTCTTTTTAAGCGTCATATCTTCGTGTACTCGAGCATCGGATATGTCAGAACGTATTTGTCCTACGATTGTTTCTTGGCCCATATTCAATGCACGAATCACACTAGGATACAGTGAATTCAAATCCATTGATGCAATCCACTTGTGCAAGCCTTTCTTAGGAAACGCAACGTATGCACCAGCCGCTTGTGTGCTCTCATCATCACGTTTTTTGCGATTAGGAACCTGTAAGCCTCTGTGCCACGCTTCGTTAACAATAGCTTGCTCTGTAACAGCAACAGCACCCATAGTAGTCTGTAGCAAAACAGTGTTTGCGTGTGCAAGTTCGTTACTTAGATCAATAAATCTTAGTTTTTTGTCCAGCTTGTCCAGTAGTGCGGTATCTTGTATGTTGTATTCGATGAACTTTCTAAAGTCATTGTTGTACAATGCGTCCAAAGTGCCTTCATAAGGGACCTTGTTCTCGCCAACTTCGATTTCGCCAATGGCATCAAGTCTATATGTGTGTCTTTCTTCATACGTGTATTTACGATATAAATTCAAACTATCTAAATGCACTCTACCTATTAGGTCAAAGGTCTGCGCTATTTTACCAAACTTTTCATATTCACGTTTCTTAGGCAATTGTCCCCACAAGCAGAATCTACGTGTGTCATCTTTGCTTAGTACACGAGCTGTTCTGTTTACTGTGTACGGAATATCATAACCTTCGCTGTTCCAACCTGATAAGATATCACTATCTTCAATCAGCGTTAAGAAAGTGTCAATCATATCACCTTCTTTTTCAAACAGCATTACGTTGTCAATGCCTTCTAGTTCTTTTTCAGCTTGTTCCATTGTAAGTGTCTTAGGCGGAACTGCCAAACACACCATTGTTTCTAACCACTGTAAGTAAACAGATATAGAAGTAATAGGCATAAACGGATCGCTAGGATCAGCAAAGCCACGTTCTGGATCAAAGTCAGTCTCAATATCAAAGAAAGCAATGTTTAGTTTAGGAGCATCTTGATTGAGATAGTGTTCACTCAAACACTGAAAGATTGGATTAATGTCGCTTTCAAAAAGATCTTTGTCTTTGTTAATAGCTACTTCTTTGCGGAAGTCTTTTGTGTTCTTGCACACAATACGACTCAACGGGTCACCGTACACACTCTTGTACTTGCCTCGTTGGTCTTTGTAATAAAATGTATATTTTGTGGGGTATTCGCGATAAGATCTCTTACCGTCTTTGCGCTCAACTACGCGAATAATATCTTGATCGCGATCAAAGTGTGCGTCTACGTAACTCATTTATTCTCCTATCGTTGCTTGTGGCCAACTTAACCTTCTACTTGCTCTCTTGAGCGTTAACACTATTATAGCATTATACATTTACTTAGTCAAGTAAATTGTCATTAATATATTTCATCATTTTCTTACTAAACTTTGCACGTTTAAAAGCCTCATACGATGCTTTAAGTGAATAAGCAAAACTTTCTGGTTTGTGATCTTTAAATGCCAAACAGGCTTGCATTATACTAGTTCTATCAGAATATAATCCTTTAGCATCAAACCTTTTAAGTGTAACAGTTTCGTCTGTATTAAACCTATAATATGCTAACGCTTCGCCTTCGCAAATATTAATAGTATATCTATCTTTTTTAAATTTAAATCCTGGTTGTACTGGACGTACCCAAGATGAAATATCAACTGTTCCTGACACTCCCATTACATCATCAGTAAATGGAGTATCCTCATAGTAAGGATGAAGTTGTGTCATTGTTAGTTCATCTTCACTAAACATTAAGATCTGTGCATACGACAGTTGAAATATCCTATGTGGATTAGGCTGAGTAATTATTTGATTTAAAAAATCAGGTTCGTAATTGTTAAAACACTTTGGGGTTCGAAACCCCTGACCGTAATCAATATGTAAGTCTAATGGACTCTTTAATGCAAACGTGTTCTTTAGTTCGTTTACCATTGCAGGGCATCTAGCAGTATGAGGTCCAAAAAAGTCAACTGGATCAATACGTTTAATAAGTCTTTCAGGTTCGAAAAACTTTAGTTCACTAATTAAAGGCCAATCGCTGCCTGATATAACTGGAGCCCAATATACTGTTTTTGCCATTTAAATTCCTATGCAAACAACTGTATTAATGCCCATAAGTTCATTGCTGTGAACCAAGAACATAATATAATTACAAATGCTGCCTGTCTAATAACAGCACTTACAATACCTAAGATACTTCCAACCAGATATAGTGGCACAAAGATTGTTGTAGCAGGATCAAGTATTGTAAAACTAAGTATTGCGCTTGCTGAGATCAGAAATAATGCTTCAATCATTTCACAGTAAAACGCAACTGGACTTAGTCTGTAACTTTCCTCAAAAAATGACTTGACTTTGACAATCATTTGTCATAGCCGAGAGTCGTAATGATAGTTTCTAAATCATCAAACTCGTCAAAGTGTCTATCCCAATCTCTATTTTTAGCAACTTTAATTGCTTTGTTAATTAGACTTGGTTTAATATCCATTTCTTCTGCAATATGTTTTACAGTTTCTTTTAGTCCGTTTTGTAAATCTTCTACTTCTTGAAGTACTGTTACACCTTCACGTACAAGATTTTCTAACTTGGCCTTTTCGTCGCCACCGTATACTCGATCACCCATATGGTTTCTCCTATTAATTTAACTTATATTATACTTGGTTATTTAGATAAAGTCAAGTGTTTTTCTTGCTTTTTTTGGCTAATAAGCGTTGCATATCTTTTAGCCTTGCTCGAAACGAAGGATTTCTAAGTAATTCTTCAAATAGTTTTACATAGTCCTTGAGAGCATCTCTTTCAGTTTTTGAAAGATTACGTCCTTCTGAAGCTTTTGATATCGCTATCGCTGCCATTGCGGCACTTGCTTCTGGATCAATTTCTTTTGCACCTTGTGCAGTTCTTGCATCTAGTTCTCTTATGAGGTCTCCAAAGTTCATTCGCTTCCCCTCATTTTATATATTGACATTACAACTTCTTTAGTTGTTGCCGGCAAAGGTATCTTACCTTTTGTATAATGATTATTTAGATATGTATGTACAGCAGGTATTATAGCTGCGTTATTCTCTCTAAACAAGTTAAGTTCTTGTTCGTGACTCATACTAGGATTTTTCTTTTTATCCATTGCAGTTAATTTTTTAGCGGCAGCATTAATAGCATTTAAAACACCATAGTATGCTTTTTGAGAATCAGTGTTTGCCATTGCTTTTTGAATAGCTTCTTTAATTGTGCCTTTGGTATTGCCGGTTGCAATTGCTTTAAGTATGGCTTGTTTATTTCCATCTGGAGCAGTATCTGCGTTTGCTACTTTTGCAAGTTCTTGAGCAAATTTAGTAAAATCACTTATAGTATCTTCAAATACTACTTCAAACGCCTTCATTTCCTTGCTGCGTCCTTCTTCAACTTTTCAACCAATTTTATCATTATTACTAATGTTTTAATTTGATCGTCAATTTCAGGATCGCCTTTGTCAGGTAGTAAAGATTGTAAATCACCTTTCATTCCTAATACATCAGAACCGTGCCATTGTATAATTCTGTTTGCAACAATCCTTGCAACTGCTTGAGGAATTTCACCTTGTAGCTCTTTAGCAAGTGCTGCCCAAGGTGCTGATTTGTATTCGCCAGCAAGTGCTGGATTTAAGAATTTATCTCTAAACAATGTTGGCAATCCACTAGCGCCTGTGCCAACACCATATGCTTGTTGGAATTTAGATAGTTGCTGTGCCGCTGCCGCTGTAGGATCAACAGTAGGTGCACCGTCTTTGTTACCTATTTCAGGTTTTGGTGGCGCATTTGGAGTAATAGTTGTAGTATCTTGAGAACCACTGTCGGTACTTCCTGCACCGCTGTCACCAACCTTAGGACCATCACCAAACCCACTACCTATATCAGTAGTTATATCAGGTTTTGCATTTTGTCTATCAATAGTTGGTACTAGTTCTTTAATTAAATTTGCAGTTGTTTCACGTGGACCAAGTGTACCTTTGTTAATACCTGCTTCAATAGCTCTTTTTGTAACTTCTCTAGTTAACTGATCATTTGGCATATTTGCTCGCATACGAGTTAGCTCAAGAACTTGTTGTGTTACAAATGTTTGTATTTCTTCACGTTGTGCTTTGTTGTATGCCGCAATTACTTGTTTGACAAATTTTAAAAAATTACCAATTGTTTCCGGATCTTCTTTAAGAATAGTAATTTCATTAATTTGCATTTTACATTCCCGCTAATTGCTTCATTACTGCCTGTTCATTAGGCGGAAGTAATTTCAATAATTTAGGGTCTGCTACAATTTGTTTGGCTATTGCTATTGCACTGGCTTTATCTTTTGCACCAGTTTGCATAAGTTTATCTAATTTAGCTTTTGATTGTGCATCAACTGCTACTTCACCGCCTGCCATTGAAGTATCTACTGGAGCTGTTTTTTTCTTAGGCTGCTCTACATCTGTACTAGTGTCTACATCTGTACTAGCGGCTGTTGAATCTCCTTTTGGAGTTCCATCTGGGTTATGAGTTTTGCCATATTTTTTGTCCCAAGCAGCCTTGGCATAATCACCTTGTACTCCGCTTGCTTCTGGTCTTGGTTCAACTTTTTTACCTACATCGTTAGGATCTGGCTTAACTTGATTTAGTGCTGCTTTGGAACCGTCAAGTTCTGCATCACCTGTAGGTTTTTCTCCATAGGTTTTGTATTCTGTTTCCGATGGAAGATTAGTAGGACCAGAGCCTCTGCCACTACCTACTTCGTTGCCATCTTTGTCATAGGTTGTATATGTTTTGCTTTGACCTGAACCTTTTACAGTTTTATAGACAGCTTCCTCTGGATCTGGGCGTTGACCTAAGCCACCGTCATCTGTTGCGTCACCTGGTTTTGCTTTTGGAATGTCTGCATCTTTAGCACGTTGCGCCATTTCAGCATCGCCGTCACCTCTGCCACCACCTGTATAATCAAGTTTCTTAGCATCGTCAATAATTTTCTTATATCTGTCATAACTAACTTTAGGCATTGCTGCGGCAAATTCAGCATCGCTCATAACATCATCGTATTGTGCAATTAAGTCTGTAAGTTCTTTCTTTTCTTGATCTGAAAGTGCTTCAGTTAATGATTGCTCGACAATACTAATTAATGATCTAAAATCTCTACTTGAATTTTCAGTAGACTTTTTAATTGCTCCGCCTTTTTTAATAAGCTCTTCCATACGAGACATATCTTTACGGAAGTCGATAAATGTTTTACCACCTTTAAAACTAAAGCTGCGTAATTTAATAATTTGTCCAATAGTTTCTGGACCTGCATCACCATCAACTTTAGCACCAAAATACTTTTGAAATTCTTTTACTGCATTAACAGTGCCGTTACCATATTTGCCGTCTACTCCGTTAGGGTCAAAACCCATATCAGTTAGATACTGTTGTAGTTCTTTAACTGCTTCTACTTCGTCTGGGTCGTTAGCAAGACCACCTTTACCTGACTTAGCAAACTTTTTCAAATTGCCTGCAATAGGCTTTTCGTCTGCTTTTTTATCAGCACCTTTGTCTTTACTAATATCACTAGCTTTCGCTGCGTCGGGTTCTACCGTTTTATCTTTAGTTTCTGGTTCTTTATCTGTTGTGCCTAGTTGTGCTTTTGCTTTACTAATTACAGGCTCGTATTGGTTAATTCTGTCTGATAATAATGATCTATTTTGGTCGCTAATTAAGTATCCTTGCTCATCCTTAAAGTTTGCAATTAATTCTAAGTCAGCAACTACTTTTACTAGTTCAGCTGCTTCATCAGATGTCAATGCTTCAAACATTAATTGTGATCTATCTGATTCTGATAATACTGATTTTAAACTGTTTGGTACACTTTCGTTCATTTTACGAACAAGCTCATCCATACGTCTAACAAGGCCGCCTGCGTGTTTTTGTAATAATCTCAAACCCTTGCCATCTGGTGTGCGATAAAAAGTTTCACCGCCTGACAATCTTAATTTACCATCTTTAGGAGCTGCTTCTGCATCTTTATCAGCACCGGGCTTTAATGCATCTGGACCGTCTTGTCTACCTTTTGTATCTGTTCCTGCTGGAGCATCTACTGGACCATCAATACCTTGTTTACTAGGGTCTGTTTCTTTTTCTCTTTGTGTGTCAGCAAATGTAACGTCATTTGGGAATTTTTTTAGTTTGCCGCCAACAATCTCGCCATCAACACTAGCAGGATTCATTTTGCTGCGGTTGTTTGGATTACCACTCCATTTTGCAATTTTTCTTTTACCAGATTTTTCATCTCTTTTCATATGCCAAAACGCACCATCGTGGTACATTAGTTTTGTATGTGCATTTTTCTTACCAAATATTCCTGATAAATTACTTAGATGAAAGTGAGTTGGTTTAAACTTACTTGGAGCTTTAGCTTTCTTTTCTACAATATGTTCGGCTTGTTCTACTAGCTTGATATACTCACGCATTTTAAGACCCCTTTTTCTTCAAATGCTTGTCTTTGATTTTGCCTTTTTCTTCTTCGTCAGCACCGTCACGACCAGCTGCTTGTAGTTCTTCAAACCCTTTTTTGCCGTACTTCTTAATACCTGTGTAGCGTTGTAATCCGGTTTCTTTTAATCTTAATTGAAGTGAGTGCTTGTAATCTGCACCCTCTAATGTTGGAGCATTTTCTTCTTCAAATTTTGTTTCGTATTCTAAATGATGATACACAGATCCTAGATAATCTGCTGCTTTTGTAATTTTTGATTGAACCCAACCTTCTAATCCTTCACGTTCGCTAACACCTTTTAGCATTTCGTGCAGTTTGATTGAATATTTGGCGAGCTTGTATAATTCTGCTCTAGCCATTTGTACTTCGTGGTCGCTCTCAGCCTTCATTGCTAAGTCAGCTAACCCTTCATTTGTTACAGGTTTTTTAAGATCATTTTTGCGCATTTAAGATACTCCAATTATTGTAGTATTTATCAATAAGGAAACTATTAAGACTTTTTCTTTTTCTTCTTTTTCGGTATAGATCCAGCTCTTGATAATGTTCCAATGCCGCCACTAGCAAATCCAGCACCTGCTACACTAGCTATTCCGCCTGCACTAGTAGTTTCCTTCATAGCTTTATTCTTTTCGTGACAGTCGCAATGTTTACAATCAGGTCCGCATTTACATTCTGTTACAGGCTTGCCGCAACACGCCTCCGGACACATTTCAACTTTCTTTTCTAATAACTCTATTACTTTCATTGTATTCTCTCCAATACGCATTTCGCTCATTAGTACTTAGCCTTTTTGCTTCGTGCTCTTTGTACTTTTCTACGTA